TAGTAAATAATTCCTGCCCATTTTATATAGGTTACTAACTCACGATGTAGATGTTAATATATGGTTATCAATTTCCTTGCACTTTTTTACTGAACTAATCTTGACAACTCCAAAGGCCATCATCACGGTACTGAAAGCCAAGGAATTTCAAGGGAAAATGCACCGCTCGGAAGATGTTGCGGCCATGACAGAGGATTTAATATTTGCTATCCGCGGGATGCTTTTGGCTTTGCCGGGCAGACTGGCGGTTGATGTAGCGACGGCGAAAGAAGCTGCAGAAGCTGCAGAGATTATTCGCCAAGAGGTCTATAAGGTTATGGAGGAAATTTCACACTATCAATACGACCCGAAAAAATATGAAGAGCGTGTCCGGGATCGAATGAGGTGGGACACTGAAGGCGGCGACGCCTATGACGAAGACTAATACGCAGCGGCTGAACTCTGCTATAGCAAAAGCTATATCAGGGATGAAGCCTCCGGAGAACCTGACCGTTACGGAATGGGCAGACAAGAAACGCCGGCTCTCTCCTGAGAGCAGTGCGGAACCTGGTCCGTGGCGAACATACAGAACGCCGTACCTCCAAGGGCCTATGGATGCATTTACTGATCCTAAGGTCAGGCGTATTGTTTTAGCTTCGGCTTCACAGGTCGGGAAATCTGAGCTGCTTAACAATATAATCGGCTACATCATTGACGAGGATCCTGGCTCGATCCTTTTTATACACCCAACCACAATTGATGCTAAAGACTATTCCAAACTTCGAATAGCTCCTATGTTCAGGGACTGCCCAACTCTTAAAAAAAAGGTTGCGGACCCGAAGAGCCGAGACAGTGGAAACACTATTTTGCAGAAAACCTATCCCGGGGGGATATTAACGCTGTGCGGTTCCACGGAAGCACATGCCCTGGCATCGAAGCCAATACGATACATACTTGGTGACGAGCGTGACCGATGGGCAGTGTCGGCCAGCACTGAGGGTGACCCCTGGGAACTTGCTCGCGCCAGACAGATTACTTTCTATAACTCAAAAGCTGTGGAAGTATCCACACCGACAATTAAAAATGCCAGTGCCATCGAAGCCTCTTTTGCGGCCGGAACGATGGAACGCTGGTGTGTGGCCTGCCCTCAATGCGGAGAATATCATAACATTATATTCTCGGATATCAGGTATGACTACGAAGAAAAAATCGTAGCCGGGAAAAAGACATACAGCGTAAGCAATATTAGGTACATCTGTAAAAGCTGTGGTGGAATATCGTCTGAATATGAGGTAAAAAGACAATCGGCCAAGTGGATTGCAGAGAATCCCGACGCTTATGAGCGGGGTGTACGTTCATTCTGGCTGAATGCTTTTGTTAGTCCGTGGGCTTCATGGAGCTCCACCATTCTTGAATACTTACAAGCAATCGGCAATACAAAGAAACTGCAAGTTGTATATAACACTCGCTTTGGTGAGCTGTGGGAAGACCGTGGCGATCTTGAGGACGAGGATAGCATGATGATGCGGCGTGAGGAATACGAAGCCGAGCTGCCGGAGGGTGTCCTTGTTTTGACATGTGGAGTTGATACCCAGGACGACCGCCTTGAATTTGAGGTTGTCGGACATGGCCACTTCGGTGAAACATGGGGCATCAAAAAAGGAATCATCATGGGACGGCCGGATGATCCGGAAGTCTGGAACCAGTTGGACGATGTAATTGATCACGTCTACTGCTTCAAGAGCGGTGCTGGACTTCGTATCTCAATGACATTCGTCGATGAGGGCGGTCACTTTACTCAGGACGTAAGACTGCAATGCAGAGCGAGAATTTCAAAAAAGGTATTCTGTATCAAAGGCCGTGGCGGTGATGGTATCCCCTTCACTTCCCCACCAAAGAAACAGAAGATTGTTGTCAAGGGAAAGTCTCTCGGTACCTGCTGGCAATATACGCTGGGTGTCGATGCCGGTAAGCAGCTTATCATGGATAACCTTCGCGTACAGACGAAAGGATCTAAGTATAGTCACTTCCCGAGATGTGATGACTATGGCTCAGCATATTTCAAAGGGCTGCTCTCTGAGCGACTGGTATATAAACCCGAACGTAAAAGTCCATGGGTGTGGGAAAAGATCCCCGGCCATGAGCGTAATGAAGCTTTAGACTGCCGCAACTATGCTATGGCGGCATTTAAGGCATTACCCGCTGACTTGGACGCTATAGACAGGCGTCTTAAGGCGGCAAAAAATGAACGATATGACGCAGTGTCAGCTCCGATGCAGATGCCGGTACATAAACCAGCACAAAAGAAAAGCAGAAGATCGACGCTTAAAAAATATTACGATGACTGGTAAGGATGGTGATTACATTGGCAGATATTACGGAGCTTAACATTAGGCTCAAATTCTGGCAGGACGCACTTGTAAAAATGCGAGCTGCTTATCTCGCACTCGTTGACGGCGGTGTACAAAGCTATGCAATCGACGACCGCTCCCTCACTCGTTTCGACCTTCCCTCCTTGCTGAAAGAGATTGAGGATGCTGAAAAGAAGGTCGACGAGCTAACGGCGTTAGTACAAGGTAGAAAGTCAAGAAAGGCTTTCGGGGTTGTACCGCGCAACTGGTAATGGGTATACGTCCACAAGGACTGTGCCACGGATCATCCGACGGAGTTTGTTCCTTTCGCCGCTGGATGGTCCGTTTATTATGCAAAGATTGGAGGCGAAAAGCATTTGAACAATAAAAAAACAGGCACGCGCCGCGGAGCGCCTAAAGCAAAGGGATACAGTGAGGCTGGAGCCAGTGAAACCAGAAGAGCCCTTAAGGGCTTTTTACCAAGAAGCGGTGCACCAAACGAAGACATTAACTGGAATAACTATACGCTCCGTCAACGCGGAAGAATGCTCTATATGGCATCTCCTGTTGCGACCTCCGCAATCAATACAAACAGAACAAAAGTCGTCGGTACCGGACTCACACTAAAAAGCACCATTAACCGGGAACTGCTCGGACTATCGCCTGAGGCATCCAAAGCGTGGCAGCGGATAACAGAAGCTGAGTTTGAAATGTGGGCTGCCAAGAAATCAAATTGTGATGCTACCGGCGTAAACAACTTTGAAAGCCTGCAACAGCTGGCACTGAAATCATGGCTTATGAGTGGAGATGTCTTTGCTCTTTTCAAGAGATATGATCCAACGCCAACGAATCCTTATTCTCTGCGGATACATCTCATAGAAGCCGACCGAGTAAGCACGCCCATGGACTACGGCAGCGCTCTCACTCCTTCGCCTCGTTTTACAGACGGCGTGAATAAAGAGAACGACAATAAGATTTATGACGGCGTCGAGGTGGACAGTAACGGCCGGATAGTTGCCTATCATATTCGGAACACTTACCCGGCACAGAATATTGCGGAACCTACTAAATGGGTACGTGTTGAAGCCTATGGCGAGAATTCAGGACTTCCAAACATTCTGCAGGTAATGGATTCTGAACGCCCGGATCAATACCGTGGCGTGACTTACCTTGCACAAGTCATTGAGCCACTGTTGCAACTGCGCAGGTACACAGAAAGTGAATTGATGGCAGCTTTGATACAGTCATTCTTTACCGCATGGATAACAACCAATACTGACCCGACAGAGATACCAATAAATGAGACTGGATCCGGCGATATAGTTGGTATTCCGGGCGAAGAGCCAGAGAACATTTCTGAGAGTGAGAATGAGTATGAAATGGGACCTGGCACCGTACTGCATCTTGACGATGACGAGGAAGTTACTTTCGGCAACCCGAATATCCCTACCTCTGGCTTTGATAGCTTTACAAAAGCTATTTGCCGGTTAGTAGGTGCAGCCTTAGAAATTCCATACGAAGTGCTGATAAAGGAATTTAACAGCTCATACTCAGCATCGCGAGCGGCCTTGCTTGAAGCATGGGAAGCATTTAAGATGCGGCGCAAGTGGTTCGTAGATGATTTCTGCCAACCTGTTTATGAAGTGTGGCTTACAGAAGCAGTTGCCCGGGGGCGCATTAAAGCTCCGGGCTTTTTTAATGATCCGCGCATTCGTGCTGCCTGGTGTAACGCTCGTTGGATTGGACCTGTTCAAGGACAGTTGGATCCGACCAAGGAAGCAAAAGCGGCCATCATGACGGTAGATCGTGGCTTCAAGACGCACGAACAGGTAACCCGCGAAATGGGCGGCGGAGACTGGGAAGAAAATGTCGAACAGCTCAAGATTGAAAATGAACAATTGCGTGATGCAGGAGGCGGCATATATATGGCCACTCTTGATGACGCAAAAACAGGAGGAAGTGAAGGAAATGAGTAAACCTTTTAATCGCCTATTCGGGCGCGCTAAGCCTGCCGTGAACATTAAGCGCGACTGTTATACGATGGCGACATCGGACGGATCAGACGCAGAGATTACTATGTACGGCGAGATTGTGCAGGAGCAGCCGCGGGACTGGTGGACGGACGAACCAATTAAGGGTATGTATATCGCTCTAGACCAGTTTCTTGAGGATCTAAAATCAGTAGCTGACGCAAAGCGCATAACTGTGAGAATCAATAGTGTAGGAGGCGACGCTTATGCAGCGATTACCATTCATAACCGGCTAAAAGAGCTCAAAGCAGAAATCACAGTTATAGTTGACGGCGTGGCCATGTCCGGAGGATCTCTTATTATGTGTGCCGGAGATACAGTCAAAGTCAATCCGTCAAGCCTGATTATGATTCACAAATGCTGGTTATTCATGTTTGGTGGATACAACAGCGCCGAACTGCGCAAGGCGGCAGACTCAAATGACGCTGTTGATAAAGCTCAGGCCGCAATCTACAAGAAGAAAAGCGGAATGTCTGAGGAAGACATTCTTGTAATGATGGAGAATGAAACCTACATGACCGGCGAGGAAGCTATTGAAAAAGGCTTCGCAGATGAGCTCATAGAAGGTGAAAAGCTTCAGATTGCCGCAAGCGCAGATTGCAGCACGATCTATGTTAATGGAAAAGCGTTGCGCTTAACTGCTCCCCTCTCCAACTTACCGGAGAGAATACCAACGGTCAATCCCGAGGACATCCCCTCGGTTAAGACAAATACAAATCAGCCGGCAACGCCCGGCGGTCAAGAAGGAGGAAATACAATGGCAAAAAACCTTGAAGAGCTCCGTGCAGAAAATCCGGAGCTGGCAAATCAGCTTTTGGCCGAGGCTCAGGCCGCCGTGTCCGCAGATGACGGAGCCATTAACACTGCTGTTGAATCAGAGCGCAAGCGTATTGCTGAGATTGATGAAATCTCCGCGCTCTATGACGAGGAAACAGTACAGGAGGCCAAATATGGTGACACCCCTTGCACTGCGCAGGAAATGGCTTTCCGTGCAGCTCAAAAGGCTGCAAAGCAAGGCAAGAAAATCGTCGGAGATCTGGAGGATGATTTCAAAGCATCCGGAGCAGGAAAAGTAACTGCTACTCCTGCCGGGGGAGACGACGATAAACCGCTTACACCCGAACAACGTATGGCGCAGGGCCGCGCTGATGCAAAGAAAATTCAGAACAAGGAGGAAAAATAAATGGCAATTCATCTTAACAGAGAAGTTGGCGAAATAGCTTATGATAAGCTGATCGCCGGAATTACCCCGCCTGTTCATGTCAACTCAGGTATCATCAGGAAGCTTGCTGCTGAAACCACATATTTACGCGGTACCGTGCTCGCGAAGTCCTCTGGTATCACTGGAGATGGCAAGCTCGTTATCCTCGGCACTGCAGCCGCTGCAGACGAAACTCTTACCCCCGACTGCATCCTTTGTGACGATGTCGTTGTTAGCACCGCAGCAGATGTTAATGTCGCTGTTTATACGGCCGGCTGCTTCAATGCAGATGCTCTGACTGTTAAAGACGGCTACACAATGACTGAGGCAGATAAAGATAAGCTGCGTGAACGCGGTA